CAGCGTTGGCCACAGACGCCCCCGGATTGCCGTTTGCATACCAAGGTGTGTAAGCGCGCTGTGCCGCCGCAACAGCCATGGTGATGCCCACCTTCATAAACGGTTGCGGGGCCTGCATACCAGCAATGGCACCGTCAAGCGTGGTTATAGCCATTAGGCAACCGTCAGCAAGTTAGTGCCAGCATCAAACAGGAATGTTTCGGTATCGGCAAGCGTGATGCTTGAGCCATAGTCGAAATATCCTATCAGCGGGTCGGCAGGGCTGGTCGGTGTGTCATTATAGACATAAACATAACGGAAAGGGCCGACAGTGCCGCCCGATGCCGTCAGGGTCAGGTCGTTGACTGAAAGTGCATAAGTGCCTGCGGTCTGCAAGCTCGAAGCTGTGGTCAGGACGCGGGAAGAACAGTTGGTGTAGCTGATTTGCGTCACGTTCGCCAAAACACAGTTGGCCGTTGAGGCAGTCGGCGGCGATGATTCCGAACCAGGCGCGGTATTGGACAACGCAAGTGTCAGCGCACCAGAACCGAGATTGTGAACGCCCTCGGCAAGATGCTCAACAAAGCCGTTGAGTTTGGTAAACGTCGCCATGTAGAATTATCCTTCGTCCAAGGCTCAATTTCACCCGTCCGCAAACAAAGCCGCGCTGTTACCAATAGGCTCTAGGTGTCTTGCCGGTTGTTGGGACGGGTTGGCTCTACGGGGGAGAGCCGAAACTAAACATCGTTTCTGGCTTCTACTCCAGAAGGCGGTCAAGCGCCGTAGCCTCTATGCCCTAGCTACTAGGGAGCGGAATTGGTGCCTCAGGTGGGGCTCGAACCCACAACCTGCCGCTTACAAGGCGGCTGCTCTACCAATTGAGCTACATCGGCATTAGCCGCGAGCGGTTAAGCTGCGGACGCACTAATAACAATTTATTGCCGCTTACTGATTTTAGGCCAAAATGTCAAGCGCCGATTGCGCCGTGATTTGTGTGGAAGTTGTATTTTTGTTCGGCGGCCTTCCGCGCCTTGATTGCTTTATTTTTATCTCGGGTCGTGCATAAATGCAAATCGCGGTTGCCAACTTGGATGGTTGCTCTCCAGCGCCTTTTTGCGGCGCACCAGTGGACGCCCGTAAAACCACTTTTATTCCGCTTGCTGCGTTTTTGGTTTTTTGCGTTTACCATTTGGGACACAACGCGCAGATTTTCTATTCTGTTGTCGCTACGGTCGTGGTTGATATGGTCAATCTGGTCGCTTGGCCACTCACCGTAGTGATACGCCCAAATAACCCGATGCGCCAAATAGATTTTACCTAATATTCTTGCCCTTAAATAACCAATTCCAGTGTCACAAATTAATGTTTCTTTGCCAGCATTCTTTGCATTCCATGCGTTGGCACTAATTTCGTTGCTAAAATATTCCGACGACCTAAATCTCCAATAATATTTTCCTTCTTCAAACATAATCAAACGGCGCAACTCTGCTGGCGTTATGTTTTCCATTAGTGGCCACCTATCGCACTAATCAATCGGCGGGCTGCGAAGCGCAGTTCCAGCAAGGCGTATTCGTAATACTTGCTGTCAGCATAGGGCTTGCATACCTTTGCGCCGTCAATGGTCTCGCACTTGATGCGGCCTTCCCCTTGCCTGCATACCCATTCTGTCAGGGTTATGTTTTCATAGGCTATCGCTTCTGCAATCGAGCGAAGCTGGCCTAGTTCGCCATCCAAGTATCGAACCTGCTGTTGAGCCGATATGACAGCAGCGGGTAGATAATCGCGTTCGCCGCCTGAAATGTGAAGTAGGCGGCCTATGCTGTCCTTCAAGGGTGAACCTTCTGCCAAGCAGCGCTGGTCAGCGTAATGGCCTAGCGCCTTGTGCTCGGCTTCGGTGATGCGGTTGCGGTTGCGCAGCGTGTCGATTGTCGGGACGATCCGCGTTGCTAAGCCCTCGCGCCGCGTTTCGTGGCCAGATATGCGCTCTGGTGTAGGATGTGCTACGTTCAACGGCGTCCGCTTTGCCTTACGCTTGTTCTTTGCTGCCATCCCTATTCTCCCAAATGCTGTTTGACGTTGGCCGCGCCAAGCTAATCAGGACCGCGCATATCTAAAAGCCGCTCCATCGCCAGCGCCATAACGGTTGAACACCCGTCACCATGCTCAATACGCTCAATTGTGCGCTTGGCAATGTTGAAGCGGGCGGCTAGCTGGCTTGTCGATAGGCCCATGCTTAGACGGGCGGCCTTGAAGTCAGCGGCGGTCATTTCACACCCCATTGCGCATCGCGCTTGGCTTGCATTTCGGCGCGCTCGGTGAACGACATTGGCGGCTCGCCATCAAATTGATGGGTGTAGGCATCCTCTGCCATGTTGCTGATTTCGTCATCGGTAGGAGCGCGCCAGCCAGTGCCGTTACAATCGCCGCATTTCGCGGTGACCTTAAAAGTATACCAATTTTCGGGCATGATTTCGCCAGTGCCCTCGCAGTCAAGACATTCAATTTCGTCGGTCATAGCGATTGCGCCTCTAGGCTGATGCTGTAGCCCAGTGCTTCAATTTGCCCAAGCGCGCGACGAGTGAATGTTTTTGTGCCGATCATCTCGGCAAACTTTTTAGCTGTCTCACAAACAGGATAAACCGCGCGGTTGCCGTAATTGTTTGTGATGCGAACTATGATGGTCATTTCAGTTTCCTCTGCGGCTCGATTGCCGATAACCCCTTTTGCGAGCGTTGCGACAATATGTCAACAATAAATCGACATAGCCGCAAAATTTATTTTCCCCAGTGCATCTCCACATATCCCTTAACATGCGCGTCACTCGCCCCTGCATATCGGCCTTGCTGGTAGTGATTGCGTATCTGGTCTTTGGTCATGTTCTTGACTTTCAGGTCGATCAAGAGAGCTGTCAGTGGGCTATTCGGCTTCACTGGCTAGCAGGCGTTCTGCCTCAATTTGAGTGATAAGCCGGTGATTTGGCTTTTCAGGCGCGGCTAGAAATGCCTGTTCACCTAAGTGTTTCATGCCGTAAAACTTGCTGGAATATTGGAAACGAGGCGGGTTCATAATGTCCAAACATTCCTTGATTGTCGGGAAAAACGTGCATCTGGCCTTCAGTTCATCGGTCAACGCTTCTAACCCGTCCACCGACAAATGGCCAAGCGATTTGAAATAATCAGCTATCAGCCATTTTTCGGCTTCAACGTCGCCACGGTCTGCCCGCTTGAACAATGCTTCCCAACGCCTGAACACTTGCAGGAATTGTCGCTTGCGCTGAATTTCGTCAGCCAAGGAAACCGAGTCCCTCGTCGATTGCTCTTGCAAGGCTGCTACGGCGGTCGGAATAACTTGCGCCAGTTGCTTTGCCATTTGTCGTTTCCTTTACCCAATCTGCTTTGAAGCCTTGCCACCCTCTCACGGCGCATTCAGCTAGCACATCGTTTAGTGGCCATCCTGCCTTATCTGCCTCGCGCTCAATTGCTGCCAACGCAGTATTTGATATGGGCGCGCGTTTGGCTTTCCGCAGTTCCAGAAAGTCATTCCAGACATTTTGTTCAACAGCAGTAGGCTTTTCGATATTTTGCTTAGATGCTTTAGCATCTAACTTAAGTGGTGGTTCATTGGTGGATTGGGTGACACCACGCCGCCCCCGTGGTGACACCAGGCCGCCCCCCCTTGTCGTTTTTGTCACCCGTGACAATTTGTCACCCCCTGCAAAAGCAGCAAGGTTTATTGTGTAGTCCGTGCTTGTTCCTGCACGTTCGCGGCTGTTGCAAATGCCGCTATTTTCTAGCCAGCGCAGGGCGCGTTGAACGGTTCTGGCGTTCTTACTTGTCCGCTTGGCAATGGTAGATATTGCCGGATAGCAAGAGCGGCCATTTTCATCGGCATAATCACACAGGCAAAGAAGAACCATCTTCTCGGTCGATGGAATATCCATCTCCCATGCGAGAGACATAAGCTTGATGCTCATGCCGTCTTGCCTTTTGGCGCTGATAGGTCTAAATAGAACAAGTCGGTTGGCCTCCCATAGCTAGCCACGTAAGCGGACATTGAGAGCGGCAAACTCTCTGTCTGGCCGACAATAAAGCACAATTCCCCCGCCATTGCAACAGCACGTCTTCACCTTTGCCTCTTGGGCAATCAATGTTAGGCGTGGATCGGTGGGGGTCATGCAGCGCCCCCAAACAGTCCACCAAGCGGCGTTTCCTTAGCTCGCTGTAGTTTTGCGTGATTATGCTCCTGAAAAGTCAAAGCCCCTTCACCGCGCAGGAATGCCAGCTTGCGTTCAATGTCGGCAACGTGTTCGGCTTCCAGTTCAATCATTGTGCAATCGAAGCCCTCGGCCATTGCGGCAATTCCGGTAGTGCCACTGCCCGCAAAAGGTTCAAGAATGTGGCCACCGGGCGGCGTCACCATCCGCACAAGCCAGCGCATCAGATCGACAGGCTTCACCGTGGCATGTGCGGTGCCGATGCGGTCGAGCGGGCCTGCCTTGGCGCTGTAAAAGAAACGCGCTGCGGAGCCGGAGTCGCCGCCTGAAAGAACTGTTCCCTCTCTTCCTTCAACGCATAAGCCTATTGTTCCCTTTGCCACATTGCTGCGGAGTGTTCCGGGATTGGTAGTCGTTTCAGGAAAGCCCGCCAGCACTTCATCGCTGCCATCGTGGATAAGATTGGCTGGCCAGCGGCCTGCGTCTAGTTTTGTAATGTCGCAGTTGCCGTGCAGCCCATTGCCGTAAATTCCATTTCCTTCGCCGTTGGGCTTACTGCCTTTGGCCGTCCCGCCTTCAGTCCCAACCCGACACCCATCAATGTTAATTGCGCCGGTGCCATGCTTCAAAACATTGGCGGCAATGCTCTTTTCTGAGAGCGGCTTGCGCGCAAGGCAGATAGGCTCCCAGCTTGGCTTTAACGCCGTTCCCCAGCCTTGCCATTGCTCGGCTTGGGGGGTTGCGGGTTTATTTCCAGCGACTTCATGGAAACCAGTTTCGCGGCTTTTCTCGATCCATGGGCGGGTATCAGAAGCACCAGACATTGTTCCAGATGTCACCGGACGCGCTTTGTGCTTTATTGTTTCCCGCTCAACCCCCGCCGCCTTATCAATCCCCTTGCTGACATCATGCGATTTCGGAAAGCCGCTGCCATAAGCCCAGCCAAGCTGATCGCGGATTTCAAAGCCTGCATCCTCAATTGCACAGGCCATGCGGTGATAAGTTCGCGTTCCGCTAAACGCCACCAAATGCGCGCCGGGTTTCAGCACGTCATAAATCGCGCGCCAAGTTTCGGGCTGAAAGGCAACTCCGGTGTTGTCCCATTTTTTACCCATGAAGCCGATTTCATACGGCGGATCGGTGACGCAACTGTCAAACAGCGGCCCGTCATATTCTGCCAGCCAGTCAAGGCAGGATGCGTGGTGGATTGAAACCGTCACTTAATCACCCTCAATTCCCAATCTGGAAACAAATGCCGAAACAGTGCGGCGCGTAATGGGAAGTCGCGAACTACCATGCCTTTAACATCCTCCGCTATAAGCTTGCCGCGTTCGGAATAGGTGAAGTCTGGCTTGTAACCAGCCGTTGAGCCGTTGCCTAGTTTCAAGGGCTTGCCGCTTATTTCAAATTTGAATGTCGGCTCGATTGTCAGGCCTTCAATTTCGCGGCCCGCCTGTAGCAGATGCAATTCAACGCATCGCTTGGCCTCGCGTTTTGAGGCGTGAAGGTGTCCATGCTGGCAAGGGGTTTTCTTGGCAAAGTATTTGGTCACAGCAACCCCGCTGAATATCCGGCAGTCGCTGGCAGTTTTGTGCCTTCAACTATGCCATTGCGCTCCATATGTTTCTTGCGGCCATGAATTATGGTCGTATGGTCTTTCAGGCGCATAATCCGCGCTATCGTCGGGTAGCTGTTGCCGCGTTCCCTGAAATGCCAATAGCAATGTTGCCGAGCGTCAATTATTTTGCGCTTGCGAGACGGGCCTAGAACGTCATGGCGAGTTACGCCGTAGCGCATGGCTATCAGGCCTATTTGATCGGATGGCGTCATTTCGTTAACATCCCCCAATGCTTGCGCTCAGCATCGGTTTTAGACCGCTTCAAATGGTAGCTTGCCAATGCCTGTAATAGAGGGTCGGCGCGCCTTGCCCTTATGGGCTTGAATGACAGGGCCGTTTCACAAGTGGATTCCTTGCGCCCCGGCTTACCTTGCCCTTGTATGTATTTGCGCGGCATGTCGCGCTTGATGCGCTCAATATCCTTGCTGTCCAGAATTACGCCAAAGCGATGCTTGACGTGCCCGATGATTGCGCTTTCATCGGTGATGTATGTCAGCAAATAGCGGGCGAGGGCCTTTGGTGTTGAGGGGCTTTCGTAGATGCTCATAACCCTGCCACCGCCTCCCAATAGGCATTACGGCGCTCTGGCGAGAATTGCGCGAGACGGCGCTTGCGGTATTCCGGCTTGGGGCGCAGCGCCTTTGCCAGACGGCGCTTGGCTAGGGCTTGTTTGATATAGGCTATCATGCCAATTCACCCTTGGCCAACTTGACGGCCTTCTTTGCCGTTCCCGACCGCTGGCCTTCAAAGGCCTCCACAATGCGGTTGAGCCGGTCTTTTTTAGCTGCCAGTGCACTTGCAAGCCGTGCGTTGCTATCAGCGATTGCGTTGCATTCCTTGGCTGCATTAACGAACTTGCGGAAATTGTCCGCAGCCCGCTTTTCTTCGCGTTCGGCAATGCCTTTCCAGTAGCCCTCGCTGTTGTATCCAGATTGCCACCATGCGCCAAGGCCAACGCCTATGCAGCCGGTGAGTAAGGGAAGGCCGATAAAGGCTATCGTGGGGATGTCGATCATTTTGCGCCTCCGTTCTGACGAACATAAACAACGCCGTCGATTGTAATTTCATGTGGCTCGCCGTCTGGCTTGGCAGGTGCGGACAGATCAAGGCCAGTTATTTCCTTGAAAACAGCCGCGTCAAATCCGGGCAGGTCACGAACTTTCTGCACATCTTCTGCGCTGGCACTCGCGAATGCCTTTGACCACTCTGCAAACCAATCGTTTTTGCGCAGATAACCGCCGCAAGTGTGGAATATCGGGTTGTCGATTTTTTCTTGGTCGGTCATTTCTGTTTCACCAACCCAAGTAGTAGGGGACGGCTGCCAAAGCCAAAGCGGGCAAGCCTCAATAAACTTTTCTCGATCCGTCATGTGTCCGTTAAAAACCATGACATTCGTCGGCGTTATTGTATTGAAGTAGCCGGTGTTCCTGTTGCCGGTGTTCCAGTTGCCGGTGTTCAAGTAGCCGGTGTTCCAGTCGCCGGTGTTCCAGTCGCCGGTGTTCCTGTTGCCGGTGTTCCAGTCGCCGGTGTTCCAGTCGCCGGTGTTCCAGTAGCCGGTGTTCCAGTTGCCGGTGTTCCAGTCGCCGGTGTTCCAGTAGCCGGTGTTCAAGTAGCCGGTGTTCCAGTTGCCGGTGTTCCAGTCGCCGGTGTTCCTGTTGCCGGTGTTCAAGTCGCCGGTGTTCAAGTAGCCGGTGTTCCAGTTGCCGGTGTTCCCTTTATCATCTGTCATTTCGTCACTCCTTTATGAATGTTGCTCCATCTTTTATGCAGGTAACGGCCATTTCCGAGAGGCTTGCTCCAAACAAGGCCAGCAAGCCGCAACTCTTCAAAGCCAGTGTTATTCCAGACAGCAGCAATCGCGCCACAGTCGTGAACAGCTTTCAATGCCGCGCGACCCTTAGGCGTTAGCTTACTTTCCAGCCGATTGCGTTTCGATACGATCATGTCAGTCTCCTAAAAACACGGGGGAGGAACCAGTGCAACCCGCCTCCCCCGCAAGTCTTCCATCATCGCGGGCGGAGCGGCCAGTGCGATGCGGGTAATTCATTTTTCAGCCCTTTGGAAAATCACTTCCAAGGCAATTTGCGTCCGGATGTTGAGCGGAATATCACCGCTTTCAATCCGGGACACCGTTGCGTGAGTGACGCCTAACCGGTCTGCAAGCTGCGCCTGCGTCCAACCGAGAGCCTTGCGGGATTTCTTGATTTGCTCAATTTTCATACTGCGCATTATGCACATTGAGAAAGGCAAGGCAACACAATTATTTTACCGTGCGCAAAAAATAATGCTTGCGGCCATGCAAGAAAGGTGTATTCTGGCTTCAACAAAGGAGACAGGCAATGGCATACGCAACTAAAGCAAAGCAAACATGGAACCAAGGCGACATTGTGAATGTCGGCTTTGTAAAGGGCCTTGAAGTAATTGCTAAGGTCGCAACCCCCGGCGACTACCGCCCAGACCTCTACGCTCTCTGGCAGCCCTCGACCGGTCGCTTTTACAGCTTTGTTCCTCACAATGGCTTGGTTCGCTGCGACAGCCTCGAACAAGCTATGGAATGGTGAGGGGCAGGACAATGTTCGCAACTGACTTTTACAAAGCAATCAAAGAACGCATGACAGACGACGCGGAACTTGACGCGCGCGACTGGCATATCCCGCATAAGGCATTGATTGCCGAACTGGCAGAGCTTGGAACGCAGCCAGCTACCAAAGCTGTTGTTGACCGTATCGACGCTATTGAAGCCGATCTGGAAGCATATCGCAGCGACTACGTTCACGACCTTGCCTGCGCCTATGAGGCAGAAGGCAATGATGATGCTTGGGCAGATGCCGAACGCGAAACGCCGTGCCTGATTAGCCTTGTCGAAGCGTATTTTGAGGAGCGCGCAGCATGATTGACCGCCTCCTATCCCGCGCCCGCGAAGGCAGACAGGCTCTAGCCGCATACAAAACACCACTTTGGGAAGGGCTGGCTGTTGCTTTGTTTATCGCTGCAATGCCGCTGGCAATGGTGCTGTCGTGAGTGATTGGCAAGTTGGCGACTTGGCCAAAGTAGTAGTTGCTGGCACAGTCCGGTGCGGGGATGCTGAACATACTGGTGAGGAGGCTGCGCCTGTAGGCTTTGTCGGCAGGATAACCGAAATACACAGCGCAATTTGTGAAGACGGGTTCTGCTGTGGTTGTCTCGACTTATATTTTGAAGGCGGCAGCGTCGCTGTTGAACTTCGTTGCAGCAAAATCAAACCCGACGCGGAGCCTTGCGAAGAAGAATTTACCGTCCTGATTAAGCGGATGAAGCCCGCAAAGGTAAAGCAATGAACGGCGGCGCGTCACAATTTGCGCGCGTCCTGACAGCCACTTTTCGCCCAATGGTAAGAGATGAGGCTTTTGCCAGCATGGATGAAGCCAATCCTTTTGACCAGCAAGAATGGCTGGAATGGAAAACAGAACAGGAATCCGAACAATGAAAGACTTATTTGCCGCTATGGCCAAAGCCTTCCCTGAAATTGAAGGGGCAAGCAAGGACAAGAACAATCCGCATTTCAAGAGCAAGTATGCAGACCTTGGCGCAGTTGTTGAGGCTATCAAGCCAGCCCTAACAAAGCACGGCCTGTTCTTTGTCCAGCAGACACATGAACAGGAAGGCGGTGTCTGCGTCGAGACTGTCGTTTGCCATTCATCGGGCGAAAGTATGCCGCTTGGCAAGCTGTTCGTTCCAGCAAGCAAACAGGACGCACAGGGCTATGGCTCTGCCCTCACCTATGCACGCCGCTATTCGCTTATGACTGCCTTTGGCGTGTGTCCGGAAGATGATGATGGCAACGCTGCGAGCAAGCCAGAGCCGACTATCAGCGAAGACCAGCGCTTTGAGTTGCAAGGCATGATTGAAGCCACCGGCACAAACATTGCCGCCTTCTGCCAGCATTACAAAATCAAGGCCTTGCCGGAACTGCCAGCCAGCAAATACGCACATGCGGAAAAAAGCCTCAAAAACAAACTGGCTAAAAAGGATGAATCGGAATGATTGATATATTCTTGGACATTGAAACCATCCCAAGCCAGTCGCCTGAATATCGCGCTATGGTGCGGGAAAATATCAAGGCACCAGCGCAATACAAGAAACAGGACAGCATCGACGCATGGATGGCAGAGAATGCCGAAACCGCCACCGACGAGGTTATTGCCAAAACCAGCTTCGACCCCGCCGCTGGCCACGTTGTCTGTATAGGATGGGCAATTGGCGATAGCGACCCGCACTATTATGACGCTCGCAATGTGGCGGATGAAGCCGGTTGTCTGGAAGGCTTTTTCTATAACATTACGGAAGCCTGCGACATGAATATAGCGCGCTGGATTGGCCACTACATTAGCGGCTTTGATCTGCGCTTTCTGCTCAATCGTGCCATTGTTCTTGGCGTGAAGTTGCCGCCTGCGGTGATATTGCCTCGCGACATAAAGCCTTGGTCGGATCAGGTGTTCGACACAATGGTGGCATGGTCTGGGCCGAAAGACCGGATTAGCCAAGACAACCTTGCCAAGGCGCTTGGCCTTGCTGGCAAGGGCGACTTTGACGGCAGCATGGTGGCGGAAGCCTGGGCAAAGGGTGAACATGACAGGATCGCGGCATATTGCCTAAGCGATGTTGCGACTGTGCGGGAAATTTATCGGCGCTTCAAAGCCGTTGGATATTGAAAGGAAAAGACATGGCAAGCGTAAACAAAGTAATTCTGGTCGGCAATCTAGGCGCTGACCCCGAAGTCAAATCGTTCCAGAATGGCGGCAAGATTTGCAATCTGCGTCTGGCGACCAGTGAAAGCTGGAACGACAAGCAGACAGGCGAGAAAAAGGAGCGCACCGAATGGCATAGCGTAACGCTTAACAGCGATGGCCTTGTGTCGGTTGCCGAACGCTTCTTACGCAAGGGCAGCAAGGTCTATGTCGAAGGCAAGTTGCAGACCCGCAAGTGGCAAGACCAGAGCGGAAACGACCGATACACAACGGAAGTTGTCGTGGGCGGGTTCGACGGCAAGCTGGTTATGCTGGATGGCGCGAAGGGCGCTGGCAGCGATACAGGGGCGCAGCAACAGGCTCAACCGCAGGCTGGTGACTATGACGATTTGTCGGATGATGTGCCATTCATTTCGGCAACCGGCTTGTTCTAATGGGCTATCTCGTCAACCATCGCCGCATGAAGGCAAAGGCGGGAGCACCGCCAACGGCAAAGGAGCGCGCACATATGGAGCGCGTTGCAAAGCTGCCCTGCCTTGTGTGTGGCGATGGTTCGACGGTGCATCACGTTACCGGCTCAAGTCACGTTATGGGCCGCTTGCCACGGTCGCACGAACTTGTCGTGCCGCTGTGTCCAAAGCATCACCAAGTCATTCACGGCCCGCGCGAAAGCGTGGAGGCATTAGGGCATCGCGGCTTTTACCGGGCACACAAGATTGACCTGCTGGCCGAGGCTGAATTTCTAAGGCTGGAAAGCATACAGGAAGGGATATTGTAATGATTAATCAGGAAATAACGCACGTTGGTCTGGATAAGGTGCAACGCTATGGCTGGGTAACTGCCCATGCCCAAGGGCGCTTTGAAATGATTAACAAGCGCCTTTTGAACGTCAACACCGAGATTTATCAGAGGGAGGCGTCAAAAACAAAAGTTCTTGAACTGGCGTCAAACTGGTCGTGGATTGCTTGCGGGGCGCTCATTGTTGCCGACCGCGACGGGGTTTATTGGGTTGCTGATGGCCAGCATCGAAAATTAGCCGCTGACAAGCGAAGCGACATCAAAGAACTGCCGTGTATGGTTTTCACGGTTGCCTCGGTTAAGGACGAGGCGAAGGCCTTTCTTGTTACCAATGCAAACAGAAAGCCTGTGACTGCCCTTGGCAAATTCAAGGCGCAAATTGCGGCGGGCGACGAGACAGCGCAAATAGTCAACCAAGTCCTCGCTAGTGCAGGACTTCGGCTTGCAACAGCGTCTTATGATGCGCGAGATTTTAAGGCGGTCGGGCTTGCTATGGAATTGGCGAAGAAAGACCCTGACAGCTTTTCGGACGTTATGCATTTGGCAGGCGAAATGGCTGTTGCCGACAAGGCCCCTGTTCACAAGAAGCTGCTCGCGGGGCTGTATTATTTGCATAACCGGATTGACGGTGGCGTGAACAACTCAAGGCTTAGGTCGCGCATCAAGCAGGTCGGCATTGCCGGTCTAATGGAAGGCGCGAACAAGGCCGCTGCCTATTATGGCAGGACGGATTCAAAAACACTGGCGGAAGGCATGCTTCAGGCAGTCAATAGTCGCCTGCAAAAGCGATTTGAATTTATCGGCGCGCGATGAGTAATCCTATATTCTTGGTTGGCGAAAGCCAAAAGCGATATGCAAAGCAGCTTATCGACGATGCCCCATCGGACTTTGTTGTCATCATTCGACAGAAGACCCGCAGCGACGTCCAGAACGCCAAACTTCACGCGATGCTGACAGACCTGCGACGGGCAAAGACGCCTATCAGTCACCACAGCATCGAGGATTTGAAGCTGATATTCTTGCAGGCATTGCGCGCCGAAAGTCGTGTTTTGCCGACGCTGGACGGCAAGGGCATGTTCCCGATTGGCCAGCGGACATCGACACTAACCAAGGCGCAATTCGCGGGGCTTATCGAGCTGATTTATGCCTACGCCGCGCCGTTTGAAGTCAAATGGAGTGAAGCACAATGACACAGGAAGCACAGAAGCTAACTGACCAGGCTGGCACATGGTTTTATGCCGTTGAACGCCACGACGACGATGGGTTTGTCGCCTCTGGCTGGACCGAATTATTTACCGAGTCCGGCGATATTGGCATTATCATTGTTGATGTAAATGCCCGCAATGTTTGGGACGACTGCAAGATGGAGAATGCTAAATGTCGCGCCCTTGCATCATGGAATGCCCTTGCTGGCATACCGATAGAGGCAATCGAAAGCGGTGTGGTTGCGGAGTTGGTGGAGGCTGCACGCGGCATGTTGCCAAACAATCTAAACATGGCCTGCAACATGAGCGATGAGGCGATTATTCCGCTGGACGTGACGTTTGGCGAATTGCGCGCATTGTTCGACGCCCTCGCCAAGCTGGAGGCAAGCAAATGAGCGACATGAGCACTTGCGACAAATGCGGTCGGAAATACCCAAGCGCGTCAAGCGGCGTCATACACAAATGTCAGTGCAGCGGGGGCTACATGGTGCCCGACACTTCCGAAGCCCTCACCGCTCCCAATGATGACGCAGTGGCAAAGTGGAAAGTCGCGGACGCATCGGACATTGCAAGCATGGTCGAATCCTTGCGCCAATACCCTGCCGACGAACTCGCCAAGCACGGGATAACGCTTGCTCCTGAAAAGGATTGGGCAACGGAACTGTGGGCGGACATTTGGGAAGCGCGTGGTTCGCCAGAGGATGCGGAACTAGTGCGTAAAGGCGAAGGATCAATCGCAGACCGCGCAGCCATCGCCCTTATCCGTGAGCGTGTTGTTTTGAAGGGAGAGGGGTGATGGCTATTTCACGCAACCCGCCAGCGTTTCCTAATGATGCGCGTATCCAGCTTGGCGATGACTATCAGGGCATGACGCTCCGAGACTATTTTGCAGCAGCGGCTTTGCCCACCATCATGCAGATTTGCCGCGACGATACAGACGCAAGGGGGCGTGACTTGCCCCCGTATTTTGCGCAAGTCTCCTACGAAATAGCCGACGCCATGATAGCAGAAAGGGAGAAGCGTGATGGCAAGGATTGAAACACGCGGCCAGAACAACTGGAACGCCCGAACAGGCTATCAATACCGGCAGCGCGTTGCAGGGCCGATTGAGCCGATAGCGCAACCGTCGATATGGCAGCGGGTGAAGGCACTGGCGAAGGGCTAACAGGGAGCGGCGGGCGTATATATAAAGGCCCGCCGTTTGGACGCGAAAGTCAACACATGTATGTTGACATAGTATTGCAACAGCGTATGTTGTCGCCATGAAAACAGAATATGCAACACAAGACGAGATAGACCTCTACCACAGCTTCAAGCGCGACCCTGTAAAGTTTCGCGCCGATATACGCCGCCTTGCGCAGCGATGGGCGACACGCGCACGACGCGCAGTGCTTGGGGTGAAGTGATGGCGCGCCTTGAATATCCAGATTGGGTTGACCAAGCTGACCCCGTTGCACGGCGTCTTGCCGCAACTCTTGGCCGCATTGCTGACCGCGTTGACGCTTCGGTTGCACAGGAAAAGGAAAAGATAGCCGCGCTGGCATGGTGTCGCGCAAACGGCAACCCGCATATCTCTAGGAGTGAGTGATGAGTGAGTGGAAACCGATTGAGAGCGCGCCGAGGGATGGGACTAAGATTATAGTCTTCGTTCCAGATGCCAAATACCACGAACAAGTTGGGGAAGCGTCTTGGCTTGACTCTTACGAAGAGTGGCGCTGGGCTAACAATAGTTGCTCTTGCTGCTGGGGAGAAATGGCTGGGAAGCCTGTCATGTGGCAGCCGCTCCCTCCCCCACCGACAGGAGAGAAGATATGAGCGAACACGCAGACAACATTGAGGCGGCAGTCCGTAAGCATGCCGAGCGCATAATGAACGCGGCGGGATCGTCGCTTCGCAATTACAGCGTCTATGGATCGCAAGAGCGCATCTTGGCAGCGGTTATCGACTGCTACGAGGAAGCATACCGGGCTGGTGCTGATTTAGCCTTGAAGCAAGGCCAACACTCCCCTGCGAAGGATGATTGATATGATACAGGATGATTGGCCAAAGTCGAGAGACACGCTCGCCCGTTGTCGCATGGAAGATGCGGAAGGGTGGCGTGAAGCTATCGACATTATCCCCGCTTTGCATTTTCCGAAGTCATGGGCAGTGAAAATCATCCCGCCGTTCGCAGGCGCAATGGCTCGTTTTCTAGTCACGCATAAAGGCGCGCAAGTCTCTGTCTACGCCGATTTCAACGAGGCGCTTGGTTGTTTTGGCGCTCCGCACTGGGAAATTTACCCCGGCGTCAGCGGAGAGAATGAACGCTTCCCGATAGCTGATGCGGAAACGCTTATGCGAGAGATTACCAAATCACTCCGCAAGCGAAGCAAACCCACCCCATGACCCGCTCCACCTTTGGCCTATCACATGAAGGAGATGAATGATGTTATGGACTAGGTTTTTCGCGGTGGTGGCGGCGGCCCTGATCGGCGTTGTTTCTGGCGTGGGCATCCTAGCTTTTGACAACGCCCCTCGCTGGCTTGTTGCCTTGTCAGGAATTTTTCTAGGCATTGGTGGTGTTGCGACGATTGCGCTTTTGGTATTTATTGTCACCGCGATAATTGACGAATTACGCCCTGCCGTTCGGCTTCGCAAGCCCGTAAATCCGCTGTTCTTCGCACGCAAAGAAGCGTCGATGGTAGGGCGCTCCCGCTACCGCTTGCATCCTATACGATTTTGGGGATCGCTAACCTTCAACAACACATTCCTCTTGGGGTTTATGTTTTTTGAAAAACCACAAACCATAGATTTCAAGGATGATACCGAGTGACCGCACTGTTCTTTGCAACGTCCATTGGTGCGCTGGCTTGGGGCTTTCGGAAATGGAATTTGAGAGGAATTGAGGATGAGTAGTCGAAACGATGCCGATCTATGCCGCACAATAGCGGGCTGGCGCGAACTTATGAAGGCAGACCCCGACGCTATTAGTGAGATGTTTGTTAAGCGTCCGATGGTTGAGAAAAAGAAACCGCGCACACCCAAACAGGAGCCGACTAATGGATAACCAGAAACCGAAAAGGAACGTAAAATGAAAAAAGCACTTTTGATTGTCGCGCTGATCGCCGCACCGGCACAGGCCGCAGGCATATACGGCAAGCCCCATCTTGGCGGTCAGGCACCCGCCACCTGCAAGCTCGGGCAATATGCGGATAACTGCTCTTGTCGGGATGTCCGCATAGGTGGCCGGAATGCGTCGGTTTGTCGCTGGACAAGCCTGCCGGAAAAGACAGCGCCCAAGCCGGTTGATGCTGGCGAAGAAACGGTGTCGCCATGACGCAGAAAATATCAGCAAGGGTTGAGACGCTGGGGGGGCCGGATCGGGAGACATTTCTCGAAGCCTACGATGCTTGCTATCTGAATGGCGGCACATCTTGGGGAAGTGATGCTTGCCACGCAGAGCGCTTTAAGTTTCTGGTTGCCAAGGCGGCATGGCTTTCCGCTGCTGAAATGCTGCTGGGCCAGCATGACTTTTGGCGCGTAGGCCATGATGGGGAAGGTTCGGACCCGTCGCTTTTCAAGGCACAAGTCGGCGTCGAACGTGAAGGTGAGTGCTGGCATACTTTTGCCACAGCTATCGCCGTTGATCCCGCCCTATCCCTATGCGCAGCGGCCCTGAAAGCACGAGGTCTATGATGGAAAAACTATCAACAAGGCTTTCCGCACTGGCGGAGAAGGCGACTGGTGGCCCTTGGCAATCAAAGAATGATTGGTCAACGGACGATTTTATCACGCTGATCGGTAACGTCGATGGCGAATATATCGACGGCAAAGAGCATTGCACATACGAAACAGTGGCCAGATTTGAGGATGAGTTTGGCGAACGGTTGAACAATGTCGGTGCAAATATCCGACTTGTTTGCGAATTGGTCAACGCACTGCCCACCATAATCAGCGCCCTTCAAGAAAAGGATTTGTGATGGATAAAGCAGAACAGCCGGTCACGCAGGCTTTGAAGCCATGTCCGAATGCAGAAGCAATTGCGCAGGAAATTGCCGACCGGACGCGCTGGAAAAAGAACACTGACACTTATGCGCGAATTTACCAAGCCGCCTATGCAGGTGCAATCGCTGCCCTGAACACCCGCACCACATCACTAGCCGCGCAGGATGGGCTGGATGAACACTTTCCGACCGGATTGCGTCAGCGACCGATGCGGTTAGCGACAACTGATGAGGTTTTTGAAGGGCCAGTCTTCTGCGACTGCTATTGCGGCGAGAGTTTTGCTGGAAGAGACGAACAAGAGGTCCGCCAACTTTGGGCAGAACATGCCCTATCCGCAATCAAGGAGCAACACCATGACTGACATGCGAGAGGCGGAATTGTCGCAGTGCGAAGCCTGTAATGGTTGGGGGTATGACGATGTTTGGGGCTTCGCATTAAGCTGCCCCCGATGCGACGGAAAAGGAACTGTCAAACAATCCTTGACGCTTCAACCTGTAAGCAATTCTTACACGTTGGTTGAAGCGATAATGGATGTAGGGCCAATCGGGTGCTGCAACATTGATGAGCAATATGCTGAAAAAATCCTATCCCTCATGCAGCCCGAAATCGATCGCCGCGTGGCAGAGGAACGGGCGAAGCTGTTGGAGCGGTTGCGGGAGCCGAGTGAGGGGTTTAGTCGAAACGGTAATGGATTGCGGCCCGATAGGCTGCTGCAACATCTATGAGTATCAGGCAAAAAACATTCTTATTTCAATCGCCGATGCAATTGCCCAATTTGAAAAGGAAAACCCATGATCGTGCCTGCATTTTACCCAGAAGAACCGTTGATGATGGGTGATGCGGTCGATGACAGGTATCGTAAATACAACTTCGACATCTGCCGTGCGATTGACCTGACCAGCCTAAGCATCGTCTTGGACCGCATGGTTGCGGACGGTTGGTGCGACAAAACGATGGCCGGTATTTACCGTAAACAGGCAGAAGCCTTACTCGCAGCACTGCGTTCGGAAAACGGGCGCTGTCACGCCAAAGCCAAAAAGGAAAACAGCGATGGATGAAGAACTTGATGATTTCTGGCCACCGGACGCAGATGCACGCAGCGATCTGGACGACATGGACGATGCCGACCTTGAACGCTGGCTAATGGACAGAGACTGAGAGGAAAACAGCCATGAACAAGGATGAGATTGCGGGGCTG